ATCATACGCTAGTACAACACATAATAAGCACATTATGACACAAGCTGCCCTAGTATCTGCGTTAAATCCATTACAAAACATTACATAACTGTAAATTATAAATGTTATTAAATATAACTGCCCCTCGGTAAAGCTGTCAAAAAAGCTGCATTCAAATAATAAACAACTCATAAAAAAAGCCGACAATAGCTGCGGCTTTTTTATACATATTGATACAATAGCGTAGAGTAAAAATAATTCAGTATTTTTACTTTGACTGTTTACTACCGCTAGAGCGCTTTCGCTTTCTTGTAGAAGCCATTGAAATAAATCCATCTTGTTAAAAGTCCTTGTATATTAACAGTATTGTTTCTTAGGCACAATACGCCTGTGATTTGGTTTTGTTCCTTTGTGGTCGATTGGTTTATCCATTACTTACCCTTGTTTTTAAATGCTGCGTAAATACCGCCTGGTGCTACTGCTGCCATTGCTGCCATGGGGTCATAACCGTGACTAACCATGTAAAACGCTAAACCGTACCCCACATAACCAGTTATTTGTCTACCCATCTTGTGCAAAGCATCAACCCAGGGAATCGTTTTAGTTTGCAACTCTAGCGTGTAGCGCTCCTGCTTTAATCGCTCAATGTTGCCTTTAATTTGATTTAGTTTATCAGGGTCTTCAATAGCCTCTGATACCAAATCAACAGTCTTATCAAATAGTCCGAACCAGCTCATGGTTTACCCCTTGTGTGCTTCAATTATCGCTAAACATATAGCTTTTTGTGGGTTTTTGTCGTGTATCTCACCATCGTTGACAGGTATATAAACACCTAATTCATCGCCCCACCACTCTGTATCTACCTTGTGCTTAACCATCAAATCAAAACATAAAGCCTTGTCTGTTAGTGGGTTGTAGTTCCCGTAACAGTTGTCAGGATATATGTTTGCATAAGCACTTCCACAACTTGGTCTTACGTCAGTTGATACCCTGTAACCCTCAATCTCTGCAATACGTTTGCATATTTCTAAATCAGTCATGGTTTACACTCCAATTCTTTCTTGTGCAATGTTAAAATAATTCTCGTCTAACTCAATACCGATAAAGCTACGGTTTAGGTTTTTAGCTGCTACGCCAGTAGTGCCACTGCCCATTGTGAAATCTAAAACCGTTTCGTTTTCGTTGGTGTAGGTTTTAATTAGGCACTCCATTAATGCAACTGGCTTTTGTGTTGGGTGCACTGTGCCTTGTGCGTTATTGAACTGCAGTACACTGTTTGGCATTGTTTTATTTGGCGGGCATTTCCGAGCATCAAGCTTGTGATCACCATAACAATCTGTTTTCTTTGTTCTGCTTGTTATTGGTCTAATGTTAGCTGCCGGCTTGTCTTTTAATTCTGGGTTATACGTTGGCGGCTTACTATAAAAAACAACTAAATCCTCATGCGCTCTCATAGGCATACGCCAAGCATTTAAATGCCCCGTGCTTTGTGACTTCTTCCAAACCATAGAATACTTAAACATTTTTAAATTACTGCAGGTCAATACACTTGTAAAAGGTTGGCTTGCTGTCATTACAATAGCCCCATTAGGCTTAATAATACGCTTCAACTGCTCCCACATTGGTTCTAGCGGAATGATTGAATCCCATTTACACGCTGTAGTGCCATAAGGCGGATCTGTCAAAATCATATCAACTGAACCGCTTTCAATCTCTTTCATTCGCTCTAAGCAATCACCTTGAATTAAGTTAATCATTTACACTCCAATAAAATTCTATTTTTCTCTATCTCACAATTAGCGCGCTCATGCTCTCTAGCATGTTCTGAGAATGAACGACAATCTTCAATGCCAGCACTAGTTACATCATCGCTTGATGTAACTATGTGAGTACCACCGCCACTAATAGCAGCACTCGCCGCCGCAACTAAAATTAAGTTGGACGGTTTTTGTTCTTCACTCATTGTTAGCCCTTAACTGCTCTAAATAAAACTTCAAAGTCTCATACTCACTATCAGTTAAATACATTTCACGTTTTAACCGACCTAGCTCTTTTTGCCTAAGTCGGTATTGTTTAACTCTTTCTTTACTCATCAAGTAGCAACCCCAACTCTTTAAACGTATTTACTTTTATAACCTTGTCTGCTAGCTCTTTATTATTTAGTTTATTAAGAGTAGATATAGCTGAATTTTTTAACATTCTTAACTTGGCGTATTGTCTTGTTCCGCCAGTGCTAACCATTTTTTTAATTGAAACTAAGGCTTTAATCATGTCTTCTTTTTTAGGGAAGGCATAAACAATTTCATTATCTTTATTAAAGTAAGCGTAACCAGCTAAAACATGATTTTTTGTGCCGAAATCATTATTATCAATCAACTTCTGAACGGAATTTTTAGCCGCATGAGCAGTGTCAAAGTGATTGGTCCATAAAGAAGGCTTACCGTTATTAATAATATTTGCTGGATAGAATTTAGTGGGTTTGAACATTTTATTTAATCCGTTGTTTCGTTGCTGTTGAAGTAACTATAATACACTGTTACATGTAACACAAGGTTTATTTGATATTAACCCCAGAATTTCTTCAATACTTTCACGTACACGAATACTTTCGTTACTAAACTCGATTACTGTTTCATTTCTGTCGGCGTACATATTAGCGTACATATAATTAATATTATTTACGTTAATTACACATAGTTGTGAGTAGCTATTAATTTTTTTAGTTACCTGTATGAACATATTAATCCCTAATCTCGAAATGAGGCATATCAACAAAGCTCTTAAAAAGGCCACCCCATCGTAATTGATAACCAAGCATAGCCGCAGCTTGTAATATTGCCGCAGCAACTTGTGTTAAATGATATCTATCCCAGCTAGCCGTACCATCAACATACGCATAAACATCAAAAGCTTTGCCGGTTTGATGATACGATTTGTTTATAGTGCCATCGCATTCACTGACTTTTTTATCAAATAATTCTTTTTGGCGTTCTGCGGTTCTTAACCCACCGTCACCAGGTATTCCAAAATCTATAACGCTAATTTTCAACGCTTCGTTAATAATACTTATTAAACGTGGGTCAATACCCTGCAAACGCCCCTTTGATTTACTGCTCAATTTATACATTTTTAAATGCTCCAACCCATACGGGAATATAATTGTTTTTATTTCGGTCAAAGTAATTAATTACCTTATTACTGTTAAATTCATCACTCTTCTTGTGGCTCTGGTGTATAGCCGCAACTCAAGCACTGGCGAGTAACATAGTAACCACAGTCTAACTCTTTTGTTTCTTCGTTACATACTAGGCAAGAATAATCATCAGGCTTCATGTAATTAAATATCTGCTCATCTGTCGGCCTATTCATAATTAATTTACCTTATTGTTTTGTATTGCGTAGCACGTTATTAAATAGTTCATTATTAAATTAACGCAATGCTCGCAAACATACTTACCCTTACCTAAGTCATAATAGCCAGCACCTATATACAATTCAATCTTACATAATCTGCAATGTCTTGATGTGTGAGTTTTGGCTATCAGCATTATTACCTCTTATTTAGCCTGTATGCTTTATACAGGCTATTTAGTTATTGTTTAAAAGGGCGCTTTATTATCCTGTGGGAAGTTAGGTGCTTGCTGCTGTTGCGGCTGCCCCCACCCTTGCTGATTAGGTGGTAATCCTTGCGATTGTGGCTGTTGCTGTGGCTGCTGGTATTGTTGCTGCGCTGGTGCTTGCTGGAATCCGCCTTGTTTAGCTTCAATGTATTTTGCACCTTCTAGCCTTGCGTTTTCCATCTGTAGTTTAATATACTGTTTGCCGTTGCTTTCACTAACATCAACTTTTAATTTCTCACAATTAACTACAACGTAATTACCCTCTACTAATGAAGTATTATAATAATCAATTTGAGCTTGAGACTTGGCAAAAATAGCAGCGCTGTAATTAGTGTAATTCTTTTCTCCTGTTTGACGGTCTTTTATCATTTCTGACAATTCAATTATAAACATTGTGGTCTGCCCGTCTTGCCCCATTCCAGTTTTAACGTATGGTGCTTTTCGTAGTTCGCCATGTATAATATGCATTTATATCTTTCCTATTTAGTTAATTGTTTTATTAATTCGTTTTTCTTCTCTACAAAAGCAAATACTTTATCTTGCATTTCTTTTATATATTCTTCGTCACGCATAACGCGCTGTTGCAAATAACTTGCCTCACAATCTAGCCTTGGGTCAAAGCTAACAAAATCACACCAATCACGCCCGCTAATCCAAAGCTGCATTTGTATCTGTGCTTTATAGTCTGAACTGTAATCATCAGATAGCGCGCGATTTATTTGCGTTGTTGTTGTGGGGCATTTTATTTCAAGTAAACCATTTTCACCGACTAAACCATCAGGTGATACGCCTATAAACTCGTTAAATTCAATAAAAGCAACTTCTTTAACTGTCACAAAGTCGTTGTTTATTTCATACATTGAACGGGCTTGTGGCTCTGTTTCTGTACCCCAGCGCATAGCATCATTCTCGAAGAACGGCTTTGATTGCCCTGTTAAAGTCTCTGCTATTAACTCCATCATGTAAGATTTTGCTTTTTGACTTGGTGAAGTTCCACGCCCTTTTGATAATACGTCGCCTACTCTTGAGGCGGTTACTTTTCCGAGTCGCATTGTTAACCATTCAGCACTACCTTGTTCGCAAGTTTCTATAATTTTCATGAAGCAGCCTTTAATATTTTTTTATAATCTTTTTCGAGTATTTCATTGATGTTATTAAACTTATATCCGTTTCGTATTTTGTTGCCCTTCTCTGTGTAATGCCCTGATTCATTACAAAGCAAAGGAACTAAAGTATCAACTTTTTCAACATCAATAGTTAATTCAACTTTTGTAGATCCGTCCCCTTCATACTCCCCGTTTATATCTTCACCTGCCCACAAATCAATACCTAAACCATGCAAAGCTATTGCTTTGGTCAGTGCTCGCATCTGGCTTTTATTTATATCATTTGCTTTTGGTGCTGTTGCTGTTTGGTTCTTAAAGTCTAAAACAGGCATCATCTGTATTTTTGATATACCGTTAATGGTTACAGTACACTCAACAAAATACCCTAATTCTGTTTTTAAATATGGTAAGTTATCCCACTTTGTCATCTGCCAAGACATCTCAGGGAATAGCTTTGTAGCTTCTCTTACTGCGTTAGACCATGAAAGATATCTAAACTTACCCTTCTCTTTTGTTAACGGCATTACATCAACATTATTTAATACCTTAAAAATATCATTACTCATTATTCTGCACCCTCCAAATACTCATCTATAACTTCTATTCTATTCCAGACAGAGCCGTTAATGTTATTAACAGTGGTGTTATTACCTGCGATTTCTTCGGCAATCTCTAAAAGCTCTAATTTAACCAATGTTAAACTATGTTCGGCTTGCATTTTATCTTGTGGGATATTATGTACGTTCATAATTAAAATCTCTCATTAATAATTAGTTGCTGGTATTGGCTTAGTCATTTTGTTCGTAGAAGTTGACGGGATACCACCAGCGGGGTTGCTTAACTCCTATGCCGTTAATATTATACTAACTACGAATTAAGTCAAGCGCTTAATTAAATTAATTTACAATTTGATTTAAGCACCGTAATAGCTTATATTGACGTTAACTTTATTAACTAACGGATACTACAATGAACTTAGAAAAATCTTTTAATATGGCTCTAGCCAGTCGTGACATGAAGAAAAAAGACTTAGCAGCACAAATGAAAGTAACACCATCATACATCACGCAAGTAACCAAAGACGGTCGCTTGTCAGTTGCTAAATTGCAAGAGCTAGCAGAAGCGCTAAATTATAAAGTATGGGAATTTATAAGGCTTGGTGATGATGACTGATTTACTACTAGATATTATTTTATATTTCATACCAGCATATAATGATTAGCCCCAGTCAGGGGCTTTTTTATGTCTATTAACCTCTATTGTGTTCAATTATTCGGAGTGACCAGTTAATAAGCTAAATTTTACAATATCAAGAACCCCGCAAAATTGAGCCAAAGACATTTGACCATCGTATTTTTCTATTAACTTTGCCATATCTCTTTCTAAATCCTCTTGCACTGAAAATTTATTGCTAAAATTTACACTAGTTACATTACCCATTATTACAATCCTCTTCTGTTGTTTGCTCTTCTGTTGTTTGCGCTTCTATTATTAATCTTTTGGCTGTCTCATGCCTTGTTTCGTCTTTATACTTACCTTCAACTAAATATAAAAGCCCGTAATAAAGTTCGCTTATTGTTTTACCTGGTATTTTTGTTTGTTTGGTTATTCCTACTACCTTACTCATTCTATTAACCTCTATTGTTTTGTTTACTCCACATAAGGGAGCCATCAAGGAATAAGTTGGCTATATTTACCTTACTTCCATTAACATTGATGTAAGAGCCATCTTTCTTATTATGAAAGATTTTCTTTCGACCGCCATCACTCATAATAACGTGAGTATTGTGAATATTAAGTTTCATACTATTTACCTCTATTGTGTTCTTTATTGATTAGCTCGCACTCGTTCCCTTGACCATCAAAAAACCTTACTGAGCCGTTATTAGTAGTGCGAACACTAAAACTAGTTTTCTTGGTTTTTATACTGATAACTGATGACCTGTCATCTTGACATGTTCTAGTCACTGACATACTACCAAAGTCAAAGCCGTATTCATTACTCATGTTTATAACTCCTATTTAATTAATTCATCTATTCTTTGTTGTATTGCTTTTTTATCATCATCAGATAATTTTATTTTTTCATTTGTTTTTGAGCAAAAACCATTGATAGTACATCTTAGCGCCCATAACTCTTCTGTGTTTTCCTTCGTACTTCTTAGTTTTATTTCTGCATCAGCAATACTGAATCCCATGTTATTTTTAAAATCTTTCTGCGCTTGCATATTAGCTTGTATTATCATCTTCTTGCATAACCTCTTTGCGGTGGCTGGTTCTTGGTTTCTTCTCTGTGTACCATTTCAGCAACTTCCTGCTCGCTTATCTCCATAAAGCCACCAGAGCATTTTGTTAAATGTATTGTTCCGTTACCATCGTTGTGTCTATCTTTTGCGATTATTAATTCTGTTACGCCTTTTAATTCTGTGTCAGGGTCTAATACTTCTTGACGGTGAACAAATAAAACAACATCGGCATCAGCTTCAATTGAGCTTGAATCTTTTAAGTCACTCATTACCGGGCGGCCGCCTTTGTCCATTGCTCTGCTACCTTGCACAAGCAATAAGATTGGTGTTTTCATTTCCTTAGCTAAGCTTTTTAGTGCTGATGTAACTTCGCCTATTGATATTGTTAAGCTGGCTGCTTTAGGCATAGCCATGAGACCAAGGTAATCAATAACTATTAAACCTATGTTGCCGTTTTTTGATGCGTGTCTGCGTACTCTGGCTCTAATTTGTGCCACTGATAATTTCGCATCAGTATCAACAAATATTTTACTGCTGTTAACGCGACCCATACCAGCAGTTAATCTACCCCAATCTTCATCATCAAGCCCTTTACCACTTCTTATTTTTTTAGGGCATACACCTGATGATTTGGAAATAAATCTTTCATAGACCTGCTTGTCGCTCATTTCCATTGAGAAGAATAAACAGTTTTTTTGCGCTTTACCGCCCACAAAAGCCATTATTGTCTGAGCCATTAACGTTTTACCCATGCTAGGGCGCCCAGCAAGCACAATTAAGCCCTCTAAATCAAATCCCGATAGTCTTTCATCGAGTTGAGCAATACCCGTCTCCAATCCGCTTATAGCGTCCCCACTGTTTACACGGTCTTCTAGTTTCTTAACCCAACACTCGCCAAAGTCTGAAATGTGGCTAACTTCCTTACCTGTATCTTTTGAAGTGATAGCTCTTAAATTGTTTTCTATCATTTCGATTAATTCGTTTGGATCAAGGTTTTCAGAATGTTCAATCGCCTGTTGTGCTGTTGTTATTATTTCCCTTGTTGTAGCTATTTTGTTTACTAAGTTAACGTGTACAGTTGTTAGCGCTAAACTTGTAACGGCTCTTGGTAGTTCTGAAATATAAAAATAACCACCTGATATATTTTCGTTGCCATCTGCTTTTAACTTTTCTGTAACTGTTATCGTGTCAATATGTAAATCATCTTGTGACATTCTCTTGATCGTATCAAAGATGACCCTGTTGCTTTGCAGGTAAAACGCTGATGAATCCATCATATCAAGTGTTTGCCTACATGATTGGTTATTACTATCTGTTAGTAATGCGCCTAATATCGCTTTTTCTGCATTCTGATTATGTGGTGGCTCTTTAAACATTGTCGTAATTACCCTCAATTATTTTTAATAGGTTAGTTTTGTTTATTACAAAGTCAAAGTCCATAGACCAATCCGTTTTCCTTCCAGTTAAGAAATCACTTTTTGCTGCATGATAAAATAAGCTTTTCCAGTTGTCAGCATTATCAAATCCAAAGTCTTTTTTAAACTCGTTAATGCTTGCTGCTATGTGTGATTTTCTTTTCTGGCTAACTTTAACCACTTGAGGCAAATGCGGGAAAACTTCATTGTAGGCATCAGCTACTTGCTGATATATGTCTTTACTATAATTATCACTCTTATTATTTGTTTTATTCTTATTCTTATTCTTTGTATCTGCTACGTTTGCTACTGTTTGCTTGCTCTTGCTAGCATTTGCTACCTTTTGCTTGCCTCCTTTAGAGCCAGCAATAGCGCGCCTTTCACACGTTTTTATATACTTTTCATCATCCCTTAAAAACTGATTTTTGAACGGTGAAAAGGCCACTTTCACTATGCTATCAAGCGGAAAATCCTCACCATGTTGATATGCTTTTATAGCTTTAAACAAAACACCTGCTTGACCATTTGTTAAGTCATCAAGTATATCTAAGCTATCTATGTGCAACAGAAATGACTTCTTTTTATTAGTCATGTATAATTACCTTATCCTAGTTAATTAAGCCGCTACGCAAAGCGGTTTTTTTATTCTTAGCAAACCGTAAAAGATTTTATATCAACTTCTTCTAACATTGCCTTAACAGCATCTAAAGTTTTAAAATCACGCTTACCGCCTCTTGATGCCCTTATCACTGCAAAGCCGTCATCTTCGGTATCAACTGCAATATTCCAGTTAACGCCTTTATCTACTGCCATAACCGACTTTATTTTACCTTGCTCGTTTAACTCTTTAAGTTCTTTTTGCTGCATTTCTAACGTCCTCATTAATTAATCTTTGTAAACAATAACGCAAAAGTGTTGACAGGTCAAATACTAATTGCTAAAGTTACCTCACTTAACGCAAACAACTCAATTAACAAGTGGGATATTATGGCTACTGAACATTACTTATATGCTGGGAATCAAGTTATCGACCAAGTCGATGTTGCAAGCTCTGATCATGAATTCTTTGCATTTATATCAGAATTTAAATCTAAGCTATCTGATGCAGCTAAAAAAGCTTTTTCTGTTCATTGTGAATACTCAGTTCATGAGGGTGGTATTGAAAAATCATTAGTAGAGTGTAGTTCTGATGTTGCTCTTGAAATAGAAAACGCTTGGTTTAAATAACCAACCATAGCGCTGCTAACGTGGCGCTCACTTAACGCAAACAAGGAATTGAACATATGAAAATTATAAATAGTTATATTATGGGCGCAGTTAGTGGGATAGCAGCATTAAAAGCTGTATTACAGGAAAACAGCCCGAAAGGCGATTCAAAAAAAATAATTAGCTCAATTTCTCATAGTCCTAGTTTTAAAGTTAGATGGAACTTTGAACATTTTGTCGATATGAATACGGCCTATGTTTATCCAATCGGTGAAGGCTATTACAGAATTGACTTTACATTGCAATAAAATTTACCCCAACTTAACGCAAACAAGGAATTGAGCAGATGTTAAAACTTAATACTGATAAATTACATTATGCAATCAAGGCAACTGATACGGGGTTTTCTTACACTCGTTCTTATGAAGACAATATTACTAGCGATATGGAGTTGCCAATAACGGGCGCTAACATTTCGGCTTGGTTTTCTGATAGCGTTGCCAATATCATTAAAGATTTAAAAATGTGCGGATTTAGCGAGTGGGATTTATACAAGGCTAAAAACTACATGACTTTTAGAGGTTGAACAATGAAAAACTACTATGAAAACAAAATGAACTTTCATTTTAAAGAATATCAGCTATCAGTTGATAGCAATAAAGAAAAAGCGGCCGAGTATCACATGCGCGAGTATTTAAACTATAAACAAATGTTTGATAGTAAGGATAATAAATAATGAATAAATGGGAAACATTGTGTGCTAACTCTATGATTAACCTATGGTTAATCACCACATTAAAACAGAAGCTTTTATGCAAAAAAATAAACGGTAACTTTTATTTGAAAGCACCAATAAAAACATTAATACCAAACCATTACATTATTAAAAGTCAGAAAATATGAAACATTATCACGGTGGGCCTATAACACCAGCCAGTTGCGCTATGAAAGCTTGGAAGAATGGCTTTGCTTTTGTTAGTTGGGCGCATACAAGCCAATTGCATCTTGCTTTAGATATAAGCCAAGGCGTTGGCATTGACAACGGTGCTTTTACATTTTGGAAAAAAACAAAAAAAATTGATTGGGATGATTATTATAGCTTTATTGAATCAATAAAAAATCATCCAAGGTATGACTTTTGTATTATTCCAGATGTTATTGATGGTGGTGAAGTTGAAAATGACATCTTATTGAGTGAATGGGATTTAAATCGCTGCGGTGCTGGTGTTCCTGTGTGGCACATGAACGAGTCAGATGAAAGGTTTATAAGGCTGTGCAATGATTATGATCGAGTAGCTATAGGCTCTTGTGGTGAATATGATGTAAGCAAGCCAGCGTCATCTGTAAGCAAGTTAAAAGATGTTATTCGCCATGTTGTTGATGATAATGGGTATCCAATAACTAAGTTACATATGTTAAGGGGTTTAAATAAAAGTATTTTTAAAAATCTTCCTTTTGCGTCAGCTGACAGCACAAATATTGCCCGGAATATAGGTATAGATAAAAATTGGTCAAAAGGTAACTACCAACCAAAATCAAAAGAAGTTAGGGCGTATGTAATGAAAAACAATATTGAATCAGTGAACTCTGCAAGCTCTTTAATTTACAATGAAGATACTGATAAAACATCTATACAAATGGCTTTTGAAATTTAATCAACAAGGATAATAAACAATGAACAAACACATATTAATGGTAATAGACAATCAGCTAAACCCTGATAAGTACACGCAAGAGCAGTTAAAGCAGAATGCTGATGCTGCTTACGATGCTAATGATGCTGATGCTGCCTTTGTTGCTGATGATTTTTATGCTGCTAATGCTAATGCTTGTGCTTGTGCTTATGCTGCTGCTAATACTGCTGCTATTGATTATGCTGCCGCTGATTATTGGCTTGACAGATACTTCAAACAAACATGCGAAAACAAGCAAGACTACATTGATGAAATCAACAAGGATAATAAACAATGAACTTAACAAAAGAAAAGGCTAATGAAGAGCATGCTAGGTGTCTAGACGTTGTAGCGCAGTTTGAAAGTAACGGCGGTAAAGTGAATGTAGCGCCAATAGTGCCACGTAAACCAAGGCGATTAACAATTAACTCTAAACGCGATAAAAGGCCGTTAGATAGCCTAACTGAACTTGAGCAAGTAAAGTATATTATTAAATTATTTATGGTTACTAACAGCGCCCAAATAAAAGATTTCGCAGGCATTGGTAAAAAAGCAGTGTTAAAACATGCTAGAAAACTTAGAGAAGAGGGCTTTATTGATTTTAAAGATAATAGTTTTGGCCATGAATTTACATGGGTGGGTAAGTAATGAATGTATTAAGCTTATTTAATGGTATGAGTGTCGGCAGAATGGCGCTAGAAGCGCTTAATGTTGATGTAGGCACGTATTACTCAAGTGAAATTGACAAGTACGCAACACAAGCAACTCAAGCATTATACCCTAACACTGTACAGCTAGGTAGTGTAACTGAATGGCGAGAATGGGATATTGATTGGTCAAGTATTGATTTAGTTACCGGCGGCTTTCCTTGTCAAGCTTGGTCAATGGCTGGTAAGCAGTTAGGCGATAAAGACGAACGAGGTATGTTGTTCTGGACAATGCTGGATATTATGAAGCATGTTAAATACCACAACCCGAAAGCGCACTTTATGATTGAAAACGTAAAGATGAAAAAAGAGTTTGAGCAGTATATTACAACCCATACCGAAAACGCTTTAGGTCACGTACATAAAATACTAATCAATAGCGCCCTGGTATCTGCTCAAAACCGTAACAGATATTACTGGACTAGCTTTGCGGTTGAACAGCCAGAAGATAGAGGTATTTTATTAAAAGATATTATTGAGCAGGACTGCAATGATGTTAATTCTGACGGATGGCACAAGTGGTGGAGTGAAAAGCAAGATTTTCAGTTAAGAAAAAAATACTCTGCAATATGTAATGATGGCTCGACAGATAAAGCGATAACTATGACAGCGAGGCAGTACGCAAGCTGGAATGGAAACTTTGTAGTCAGAGCTACAGTACAGAAAAACGCAGAGCATACATACAACGGCAAATCGCCAACTATTACGGCGTCAATGGGCATTGGTGGTGGTAACGTTCCGTTAATGACAAACAAAGAAACAGCAGAAAAGTTTAAAGGCAAATATATTGATAAAGACGATAGACTCCACTACCGCAAACTAACACCGCGCGAATGCATGAGACTTCAAACAGTACCAGAACATCATATTGATACACTTTTAAGCGCCGGCATTAGTAACACACAACTTTACAAAATGACAGGTAACGCATGGACTATGGAAGTTATCAAGCATATTTTTAAGGGTATAACACAATGAATGCAGAACAAATAAAAAGCGACACGTTAACGATATTACTATGCAATCAAGTTCACAAGTTTTTAACTGATAAACAGCGAGCTATGAAAATAGCTAAATGTTGCAAAATAATACGTGATAGAACCAAGGATAAGATTTTATACAATGCTTGTCGTAATGTTATAAAAGCTACAACTGGCGGCGCGTATGAAGCGGTAGTATCAACCATCAATCAAACACAAAACAACTATTATAATGAGTATGAAAAATGAGATTAGACATTAAAGCATTTAGACTAATAAAGCCTATTGACGCTATAGACTTCTATGAAGCGGGCGGCCCAATAACAAATAAATCTTTTGTGCAAATAAGTGAGATTTATCAAAAAAATATAAAAGTATTGTTAGAGGAAAAAGGCTTGATGACTAATAAGCAAATCGCTAAGGAATTGGAAGTCTCACGAACAACAATATCGGGTATAACAAAAAAGATGGTTATTAATAGCCAGTTAAAAAAAGGCCCACCAATAACCAGTGCTGGCCCTAAACCTTCATCAACTTTTTATGTTTCGAGTTAATGAAAGACTTTAAGTTAACCATGAGCTCACTAGGTTATCTAGTTGCAGAGTTAACAAAGATTGTGACCACTAGCCCTAATAAATCATTTAGGGTTAGTATAAAGCTTTGGCGTGAGTCTCGTAGTCTTAGTCAGAATAACTTTCAGCATGTAATTTACGATGAGCTTTCGAAGTACCTAATTAGCAAGGGTCGCACTGACTGGACTGAGAAAAAAACAAAGTTTGAAATGAAAAATAACTTTTTAGGCTGGGTTGATGCAGAGTGTACAGATATGGTTACTGGTGAGATTACAATTAGACAGGTTTTAAGAAGTAGCTCAAAGCTAGATGTAGGTGAGGCTTGCGACTATATAACTAAGATGCTTGACCTATGTAACAACTTAGGGTGTGCGATAAGAATACCAGCGAAATGCGAGTACAGAGACGTACTAGAAAAGCAAAATAACTAACAATATAAATAAGGGGTAAATAATGCGACATTTATATCAAGACAGTTTAAAGGGCCTTTACTACGTAGCAGTAATAACTACCCTAATGAGTATTAACGCTTATAGTGTTATTCAATTATGTAGGGGTTATTAATGAAACAAGCAAACGCAAAGCAAAAACAGTGGATGAATGACATTACGGAATGGGCGCAAGATAATATACAGCTAGTTTACGGTGTAAGTTACTTTAACGCTAATATACAAAGACATCACGTATTAGGCCGCAGCGCTAAACACAACAAAGTAAAGATAGGCCACTGGTTTATATTGCCAGTACCTTTTGAATTGCATGATGTTAGTAGTAACCATCCTGAAAATGTAACACATAGAAAAAAAGCATTTGTTAAGCGCTTTGGCAATCAAAGAGATTTATTTTTATCTATGGTTGAGGATATGCGCGACTGTGGCTATGAATTACCACCTGCTGATGTATGTGAAGCTATAAGGATGACAAGCGCATGATTAAGTTTACATTGCCTTTGTATGGTGTAACCAAGAAGGGCGCTATTGCCGTTAATTGGTATAGGAACGCCCACTATCAGACGAGCAACAAGGCAAAAATAGAATTTAAAAAACAAATACAATCGCAGCTCGATATGTTCGACAAAATACAAACACCGATAAAGATTAAATATAAGTATTATGCAAAAGCAAATAATTCGCCGGACCTTGATAATTTTGTCGGAACTGTAAAGAAGTTTTTTCAGGATGCGCTAGTTGAGAGCGGATTAATTGAAGATGACAACGTGAATTTTATAACTTGTAATAGTGAATACTATGGCGGCATTGATAGAGACAATCCACGAGTTGAAGCTGAAATAATCGAACTAGGGAAGTAGAGTGACTGAACAAGAACGAGAAGAATATTATAGATACTGTTTTAATGAGGAAAGCAGCGGCTTTATACCACTGCTTTGTTAGGTTTTTTAGCTGAATACTTAAGGAGCTATCAGCTCTACCCAATTGCTATCGTCAGTGTTCATGTTTACACCTACTGCATTTTCTCCTGATATAGTATCAATAACTATAGGCTGTCCTGAGCCTGTTTTTGAGTTTCCAGAAAGGTTGAAATCATATGACCTATCAGGCGATGCGAGATTATCCCGACCGTCAAATGACATAGTACCCAATAACATAGAATCGTTAGGCGTAGCTTTTGTTAGTCTAAGAAGTCCCCCTACATTTGAGAATCCCACTTCGCTGACATCTTGAGTAGATATAAAAAGGCTAGTGCCTGATGTACGAACAACCAAGTGTACTATGTCTCCCGTAGAGTAATTTACTGGCAACTCTCTTCGGTCATTATCGTCTATTGAAACAGCTATGACGTTTGACTCACCCTCTCTAACAAAAGCCGATATGTAACTACCTGCACTGTCTGTTAGGATACCTGAACTATTTTCAGGGAATCTAAAGGAAACCCTTATCTCAAAACTACCAGCAGTCCACTCTGGAATTGCTAGATCTTCACCTGTATTAAAATACAGCCCCCATTCTTGTTCAGGTGCAGGGGTAAGCTCTACCCAATTACTATCATCGGTATTCATGTTTACACCCACTGCATTTTCTCCTGATATAGTATCAATAAGCACTGGCTGACCAGAGCCTGTTTTTGAGTTTCCAGAAAGGTTGAAATCATATGACCTTGCTACATAAAAAGTAGTGTTAAAACCTGGCCCCAGTAGAAATTCAAGTTTTCCTTTGAACATACCTGAGTAAAAAAGAGGTTGTGAGGCTGAGTTCCCCCATGAGCCTATCGTATTAAAGTTTGAAGCGTTACCATTAGGAGCGGAATTTCCTAATACGCCATCTACGTATATATATAAAGTATTGTTAAGCCTTTTTAACTCTATTTCTATCACCTGACCGTCTTGGATGCCTCCTTCAGAAGAAACTTGACTTGAGTTAACACTGCCATCTTCTATTTTCGCAGTTACCTTTCCCCCTCCAATACTGGTGCAATATATATATGATAAAATATCACTATCATTCCCTAGAAGCATCGTATCTGCTTTGAACTCTGCTGTTAATTTTATTGAAAAATCTTGTGAAGGTTCAATTTCAAGTGTAGGGTAAGTCACATAATCATTGTTCCCATCAAATTGCAGCCCCCATTCTTGTTCAGGTGCAGGAGTACCACCCCAGACAGGCACACTTCCTAGATTCATTTCAACATTTTGCAACACACTATTTGAATCTGAATACTTAACATCTAGTATGTCTTGCCCATTATATTGTATTAGATTAACGCCTGACTGATCAGGCTGCAACTCCACCCAATTACTATCCTCGGTGCTCATGTTTACACCTACTGCATTTTCTCCCGATATAGTATCAATAACTACTGGTTGCCCAGATCCAGTCTTTGAGTTACCAGAAAGGTTGAAATCATAAATTCTGTCTGGCTCTCCTATTACGTTAAAAAGCCATTCTCCTGATAATTGCCCGTTGTAATACCCTTTAGAGGTACTAGGGCTTGGGCGACCAATACGATTGAATTCAAAAGAAGAAGTCCCTGCATCAATAGAAGCTTCTTTTTCATTGCCTACCATATTAATTAATGGATTGCTGCTTATTGGTCTTTCTATTTTCAGGTCTATCAACTCCCCCTCTTCAAATGGGCCTATTGAGAAAAAACTCAATCCCTGAGTATACAATACTATAGAAGTTGAGGTTGTCCACAAAAAGCAATCTGGTCTTACAGTTGATGAAAGTAAAACTACATTTGGTTTAAAAATAAATTTACCGCTTACTGAAAACCCTACAAGTGCGTTTATAAGAATGGATGACATAGATAAATAGTCATTGATTCCATCAAACTCTAACGCCCACTTACCGTCAGTTGGTTCAGGTTCAGGTTCAGGTTCTGGGTCTGGAATAGTGTATTCAACCCAAGCACTTCCATCAGTAGGCATATTTGTACTAGTTAGATTAAAACCAGAAGTCTGGTCAACTAATGTAACATTACCTGCACTAGTATCTTGAGTATCTAAGTTATATGTCCGTGTTGGTTGACCTCCCCCACTAAAAGTCCAAATACCTCGCAATTGACCAGTGTACTCAAGACCATCATTGTAAGCGTATTTAACATTAAACCCTATAAAACTAAAATCATTATTAATGAGAGGTTTAGTGGTAGATATTCCATTAACATCAAACCTGATAGCTTGTCCAGTTTCTTCTTCAAAATTTCCAGTCACAGGGTTAAAAACAAGATATACTGCGTTATTATCCTTATACAATTTAAAGGTTATTAATTCATCTTCTATAAATCCAGTACCATCTCCCTGTCCAACCATAGCAGGAGTTATCTCTGTTGAAGCAATTTTTACCTTAGCTTCAAGACCTCCATCATTACTACACCTTAAATAATTTGATATATATGAATTAGATTGACTGCCATCCCCTTCCCCAACAAAAACAAAGCTGCCCCTTTTATAAAGAAAAGAGCCTTCTATACTCCACTCGTCTGTACTATTAGTTTGCCAAGTATTAATCTCATTTCCTTCACTATCTTGAGCGAAAAGAATTTGGTCACCTATGTTATCAAAAGTTAATGCTGTACTCATACTAAACCACCTTTATATACAAAGTATTAGTATTAGGGCTAGCAGGGAATTCTGTGACTACTTCTATCGGTGTGTTAGATTGCCACCCACCATCTTTTCGAACGTATTGATTTCCATTTATAGGAGCTTCTTCCACCCCGCTTGACCCTGATATTATTTCGATCCAGCCTGCATCCATGCGCCCGTAAGTTTTACCGTTAACGGGCGCTTCTGTAACTGCCCCAGGTGGAGGGGTTGGCGGTGTAATAGCGCTAAGAAGTTGCGGCAAAGTTGTTGCCACACTATCTCCGTTGACAGTTACTACGCCAACGGTTTTATAGACACCTGTTAAAACGTCCCTATATTCGACTTTGATCAATCCGTATTGCAAATTTAGATTATAGCTGCCATCGGGGGGGATAATTATAATTGATACTGCGCTTTTTATAGTTTCGCCGGTGGTTGTTTGATGCGTAAACTTTACTTTATCACCAACAGAAAACAAGCCATTCGGGTCGAGTAAATTACCTATTAGATTTATGCTGCTCATTATTTAGTCCTATATAAATTGTTTACAAAATTAATATTTACTTTTTTGCTTATCGCTTGTTCTATGTTTTCTCTAAATTGTTTCGCTGCTTCATTGTTAGCAACTGAAATCTTTTTATCTAATAGGCCAATAGTAACCACATCTTTAAAGCTCTTTTTTATTTCATTGTTAGCAACTGAAATCTTTTTATCTAATAGGCTAGTGTTAGAGTCTATAGTTAATTGTAAATCAACTAGCTTGGCACGTTGTTTTTTATCATTAATTTTTATATTACTTTTTAAGCTCTCACTCAAAAAGTCGATACAGTCGTTTAGATTAGAGTTTACAGTATTTATATTTTTAGTTGTTTTTAAAATTTCTTTTTCCATACTTTGCCGCAAACCTTCAACGCTTTTTTTAATTTGCTTGTTCTCTTTGATTAAGGTATCAATTTTTTTTGTCAACCCGTCTACAGCAATAGCGTTATCGTTTTTTAATTTATTATTTTGCGCTTCTAATGGGGCAATAAGTTTTTTACATTCAACGACTGATTGCTCAACAATAGCATCAACATCAACAACAACTTTTTTAGCCTCTTGTGGTCTATGCTCGTCAATTTTTCGACTTAGCATTTCTACATGTGCTTTAATTTCTTGAATTTTTAAAATTATCTTTTCGTTAGTCATTAGTGGTCACCATTCCCGTTCACATATCTAGCCGCTGTTGCTCCAAATAATACCACGTTTACTGCTCCGCTGTCGATTATGCCGCTACCCGCTAAACCTTTGGATGCGTCATTATCAACACCATCTTGCCCCCATCCTATTCCAGTATCGTTTATAGAGCCGTTAGCTCCGTTATTTGCGTAAGCAACATCGCCAACAGGGCCAACAGATCCGCCAGTGCCGGGTAATCTACCGTTACCACCATCGCCGCCACTACCACCTAAAAAAACATTAGGCCCTACTTGAAGATAATTGAATCCGCCGTCACCGCCATTAGGAGCAAAAATATAACCGTCTGCTGTTGGGTATGCTGCCGAAGGAGTTGGGCCGCTAAAATAAATATCAGTATCTACGCCTTGCGCATCGTAAACAGTGCCACCGTTTTGCCCGTCATCTGGTACGTTAGCTGGGGGCAATACACTATACACAGCGCCAGCAGCACCATCGCCGCCGTTACCACCGTTTGCTTTACCCTCAAAACCGTTAACAAGTACCAATATTATTTTTGAGTCTGCAGCAAAAGAACCCGCCCTTATAGAAGTTTGACCAAATGAGTAAGCGGCTAATACAAATGTTATTGTAACAGCTTGAGAAGGAGCGCCAGCTAAAACATAAAGATTCACTTCGCCTAATGCGCCGTCTAAAACAATCTCGCTGTTATCCTCAAATGCTGCTTCATAGGTCATGGCATCTACTTTATATTGCCGCCCTTCTTTAGTGTAGCTAGGATTTATTTTTAAAATCTGTGCTCTTATGTTGTTAGAGTTTGCACCGTCAAAACCTTGGTCTACCTCGCTGTTAATATTAACTACGTCCCCAGTTTTATAGTTAATGTATCTTTCATTTGCTGTGAACGTTCTTAAATACGGCGTAAATTTAAAACGACTTACGTAACGCTGAACTAATAACTCTGCGCTATCTTTATTTAGCATTACATTGTTTTCAAAGCGCTTGTCTTTATGCTCGCCATATAATTCAGGCACTATTATTGTGTTGTCGGCAAATTGAGCGCCTTTTTTATAACTGGTGGTGCTGTCATCATCTGCTAGATTGGCTTTGTTATACAACACTAGCGCCCTTGACGCTCTTATGCTTTCCTTTGGCTTTTTACTGATAGCATATGCGTTAACTTCCTTGCCCTCTGTAATTGTTGTGCTACTTTGTTTCCATACGCTTATAGCTGATAATTTCGCTTTGTTCTCTGTAGTGCTAAACCACAAATCCATTAAAAACCCGTTGAGAACACTTTTTAGTACATCGTTAACGCTTCTAGATTCAATGTGTAATGTATTTATTCTTGTTGTTGCATGCCATTCGTTAACCTCTGCGGCCCATTCAGCCGATGGTATCAATGCGGGATCAAAATCAGAATCAATTAATACCCTAGTAATTAAGCTATCAATAGTTTCATCGTCTGACTCATCACATATAAATATCTCATCACCTGCGCTATGCTCGTCTTTTTCTGTTAGCGTTAGTAATTCGCCCGATTGCGTACCGACAATAGACAGCCCCCTAGTAGTAACTTGTATTTTATGGTCACTAGGATTTGAAGTGTCAACACCTGTCACCCTTGTAAACTCGTCACCAATACGGATAACCATACCTATCGTGTAAACAGTATCATTATCGACCTGTAATATTTGCTGTGTGTCTGTTGTGTCTTGACGTAAAAAACTATTAGTAGCAATAGGCCACTCTTTCTCATCTAAATTAGCCAAAGACATAACGTCTTTACAGTTTAGCTTCCATGTTCCTTTACTACCTGCGTTAAAAGATTCCGCTACATAGTGCCGAGTTTCTGCACCGTTAACTAAATCAATCGAGCCGTCAGACTCTACACGATAAAGTTTTAGCCTTACCAGCTTGTTATCAAATATCTGTCTTGCTGCAAGCTTACCGAAAAATGTACCTTGCTTTTTAACTGTGTTAGTGACTGCTGGCGCTTCTGGGTTGGGGTCTTGTCCTGTAAAATCATCAAAAGTTATATTTAATGAGCCACGCCCCGCCAAGCCTTTGCCTGGCATTATTGAGGTAGCAGTCTCGCCTATTGATTTAATACATCTAAAAGGAGAGCCTTTAATTAATGGTGCGTTTTGATTGGTGAATTTATACGTTTTATATTCGCCCGTCCATGCTTCATCACAAGTCAAAGGCGTACCGTAACCACTAGCGCCACCAATTGTGCAAGCGCCTGTTATCACTGGTAAGTCAATTTCTAGAACTTCAAAGTGCTGTTGACTTCTCATGTCTTTTGTTTGTTCAAATGTAGCCATTTTATAACCCGTTAAAAGCATTAAAAGATAGTTTGACAGCGTTTAGCTTTCTTGTTTGCGGATGCGCCGCTATATCGTGTTTGGCATCAAAACAAATATAACTGCTTTGCGGGTCATTCACTCGCTCTTTAATAAAAAAAGGTTGTTCAAAAGTAAAATCTATAAAGTCTTGCCACTCATCCATGGTAAAATCTAGGTCGGTATTAGGTAGCGTTAAACTCCCCTTTAAGGCTTTTGGTTTTTGTAATGAGCTAACGGGCGCTGCTTGCATGTTAGTCGTTGTGCGTTGCTGCAATTGACGCATAAGCCACAACCTTTTATAGCCTGCTTGCTCGCCTGTTTCTATGTTTAAATGTTTGCCGGCAGCGACATAGCTTACTGTTATTTCATTTGTTAATGGGGCGCTACTTGGCAGAGGTAAAAACTTTATTATTAAATTTGTAAAGTCTCGCTCTTCAAACGTAAACATCAAGTTGTTATTTCGCTTTAACGGTAAAACGAACTGAACAAAATCTAATCCATCATAAATAGCGACCATAATATCCCCCTCATTAGTTCCGTTATGACCAGATACAGCAACATAACTAATACTGGTTTGCGCCCCATAATCTATAGAGAAATCAGATACGTTAGCTCCACACGTATAGTTTAGCGAATGGTCGGGGTCTGATAAATTAGCGGGGATTTCATCTGTACCGGGGTCGGTTATTGTCGGCACTTGGTCGATTAAAACATTTGTGTATGATATTGATAAACCCATCTTAAAAACGCCCCTCTACTTGACCTTTATTTAGCGCACTGGCTAGCGCATCAATTAATTCGTCACCGCTGTCAGTCGCAAAGCGTATTTCATTAGAAGCCGAGCCACTAGCGCTGCTATCTGTTAATTGCAATGTATCTGTATCTTGTACGAAATCTGGCCCTGTAGGTGCTACAGAAGATTGAACCGGAGCAACAGAACCTCCGCCTTTTGAAGCGCTCAGTATGCTTGATATTTGAGCAGCACCCATAGCCGCTGTTAATGCTGCACCTGCGTAGTTTTGCTTTGCTAGTGCGGCTGATATACCCTCTGCTGTATTAATTACCGCGATACCTGCACTTATCGCTTTATTGTCCTCAAAAACAAAAGCCGCTAAGTCCATTGCTGAACGAGCGTTACTTTCCATCATTTTACTTTTGTCTTTTTCGCCTTTTTCTTCTGTTTTATTTTGCTTATTGTTTAACTTTTCTTGTGCGGCTTTGGCTTTGTTCTCGTCATCCCTTAGTTTTTTATTGTTCTCTTCAATCTTTTTGTTTTTCTCATCATCCATAGCGATTAAGTCATCAAGATAACGCTCTTCCAACTCTTTAGCTAGCTCATGATGCTCACCTAGAATTTCAAGCTCTCGCTCATATTTTTCATGTAGCAAATCCTCTTCTGTTTTAAAGCTATCAATTATAGACTGCTGGTTTTGCTCTCTTAACTCAGCTTTCTTTTTGTTTATCTCATCTTCGACAAAGCTGCTATTTTCAATGCCATTAATTTCGGTACTAACTAGCGCTGGTGCTTCTGCGGTATTATTTAAGGCGTCTAACGCTAGTCTTATTTCCTCGCGCTCTGCTTTTAGCTTTTCTAGCAGCCTATTGAGTCTGTTCTCTTCTGCCCCGCCTGCTGTTTGTAGCTTTTGCTCAACCTCTTGTATGCTCTCAAGTATAGGCAGTAAGTCGGTTTGTAAGTCGGCCCTTGTTCCTTCGTTTAATGAAGCAAAGAAAAAAGAGGCGGCATTAGCCGCGTTAACAAACCAGTCTGATAATTTAACAAGGCTTTTTGTTGCTAGATTTGTTGCCGCTTCGCCTGCTAAATTTAAAGCCACATCCATATCTTCAAGCTTTTTCAAATCTTCGGCAGTTAATGGGACTGTTACGCCTGACATGCCATCGGCTAATTCTTTTGCTTTTTTGCCGCCCTCAGTCATCAGTGGTATTAAATTGGTGGTATCTGATGCCATACCTTCTAAAGCGTGCGACATTTGGACAGTTGACACTTCCGCATCTTCCATTCTGTTTACCATTTCTTGAAGTATGTCAGGGCCAGCCATGGTTGAGAATTCTTTGGCTACTGCTGTTGCTTCTTCTTTTGTTAACTTCATGGCGTCAACAAAATCCATAAAGCCACCGCCACCAGTGTTCAAGAAGTCACCTATCTTTTCGCGGGTATCTTTTGAAATGTCACCCAGTTTTTCAAGGCCAATACCCACCGTAGATGTGGCAAAAGCCATACTTTGAAGTCTTTCAGTAGACACACCTGAAATATTAGATGCTATTTTTAACTCTCTACCGTATGCTGTCGTTTGTTTTATTAGGGCAACAGTGCCAACGGTTAAAGCGGTGACAGCAACACTAGCAACACCTAGAGCTTTGCCAAACGTGCCCGCTGAATTACTCATTTTTTTAAATTTAGTATCTGTATTGTCGGCTGAATCGCCTAGCTCGTTAAGTTCAGTTTTCGCGCTTTTTAGTTTAGCGTCTAACTGATTTGTTTTCGCTTGAAGTTCAATTGTTAATTTTTCACTAGCCATTATTTACACCTTTTAGCCATTCTTGACTAGCTCCGTTAATTTTTCTCTCAGCGTTAAGCATTACAGATAAGTCAGAGCCTTCCTTGTTTTCTTGGTCTGACAAATACATCAACTCAACAAAATCAAGCGCCCAAGCTTCTGACGGTTGTAGCTTTAGATTATGTACAGCATGTTTGAACCAGTGCCAGTAATCAAAAGGATCTGATTTGTACGGCCTATTTACTAAGCCTCTGTATCCTTTTTTTTTACATGTATATTTGCTTGTATATAATCGTTAAACGCTAAAGCAATAGATAGTAATACCATTGGATACTCTTCACTAAAACCATCAATGCTTTCTGTTTGAAACCATGATGTTCTAAATGTTGCATCATCAAATTCATCAAGCGGTATGTTTAGATCTTTATCAGTAATGCAGTAAAATATATTTGACGCAATATCACGACTATACAACTTACTTAGCTCTACGTGTTTAGCAACTTTTGACTGCTCAACATCCGACGCATACGCTTGTATGTAATCTTGTAATACGGTTGATAAATCCAAACCCGTAGCGTCAAAAAAACGCTTGAAATTAGATAAAGACCAACCGTATTTATAAGATTTGTAAGCTAGCTTAAACTCCATTATGTTTGCGGAGTACGTGTTACTTCGCCAGAACTAGACAATGTAAAGCTAGTCGATACCTTGTCACCATGCGGGATAGCATCGCTAATGCCACTAGGAACAAACTTACCCGAATATGATTCGCCACCAGTAAACGTGACAACGTAATCGTCTTGAGTACCTGTAAATGCTTCGGCTTTGATTGCTTCGTAGTTATCAGATACATTATAAATCATAGTACCTGTTAAAACGATTTGCTGACTTGAGACTTCGGCATCAAGCATAGTTACAAAATCACCATTGCTTTTATTGCTGATGTCGATCGGCGTACCATTCATTGTTAATGTAGCTTCCATTTGACCAAAAATATCAGTCGGTGAAGCGCCTTTCTGGATTAAAATATTAGTACCGTTAATTTCGCCTGCCATGTTTTTATCCTCTGTTTGTAAATGTTAAAAAATTAATTGTTAGGTCACGCTGAAACCAAGCTTCACTTTCTACGCCTGCGTTGGTTTCACTGTCTAAAATGCTTATCACTTGGTCATTATACACTAACTCAGTATTATAGCTAAATGCGCTTTTAAGTTCATCAATTGCTTGTAGTTGTGTATTGTCGTAATTGTCGTTGTTGAGCGACACAAAAACACTGACTTGATACAATCCGCGCTCTTCGTCTCTGTCGGTTGTAGACTTTCCCATCATGTCACTAGTTGCCGGTATGTAATAAACAGCTAACCATAAATCTTTATTTTTAGGCTTAAACTTTTTATTTTCAAATGCAACATCTGCTGTCGTTAGCCCCGCAGGTAAGTTATTTATTAAGTGACTTAAAAAAGCTTGTTTTGTATTTAATTGGCTCATAGTTTTTTTATCTTACTCTGCATTCGTTTAAGGTTTATTCTAACCCAGCCTTTCGCGCCCTTTAGCTGCTTACTATAGCCGTTTTCTGATAACTTCTCGTATTCACCAGACCTTTTAATGTAAGAGCCTTTTTTTACTGGTTTAGGGAATCCCCCATATTCAAGAATACCAATATAAGGCAAATTATTAGTAAAGTATATTTTTTTACCTAAAACACGTTTGGGCATTTTACTAGCTTGGCTCAATGAGGCACCACCACCAATACTAGCACTAGTTGTTGTTTTGCTTGATGGCGCAGTAACTGATAAAAACCAATTATTCCTAGCCCTGCCTTTGTCGGCTGGCGTTTCTTGTACAATGTCTTTAAGACCTGCAAGGTAAACCCCACGCACGTTATCGTTAGCGCTCTGCTCTAGTTGGTCGATGGCGAGCTTAACGCCTTTCAACCCCTTTAATGGCATTACTGCTGCCTTACCTGTGCAATGTATACCAATACGTCACTGGTCGGCGCTTTAACGTCTACACTAATAACAATAAACTCGTCATCACCTTGCTTGATAATGTCACCTGTTTTTATTTCAATATCGTTATTACTTACAAGCTCTCTATCACCTGCAACAATATTGCCGCCTATCATTTCTTTATCGTAGCTCTTAAAGATAGCGTTAAAAAGTAAAACAGGAGTATTAGTAACTGTTGGTGTGTCTAGTGGAGTATTACCACCCGTAGACACTTTAAGCATTAAATAAACTTTATCAATACTAGCCGAGCCTGTTTTGTTAATGGCTTTTGCTAGTCCTGCTTTAATTTTGTTTTGTATATTTAAACTGCTCATTAGTCATCTTTCTCGTTGTTATTATCAGCCCATATAATTAACTTTGTGCGTAGTGGGTCTTCTATACAGTCACTATATTCATCAAGCATATTCAGTAGTTGCTCAACTGGTCTAGTGTTTCTAATATCAACACTCAGCGTTAACGTTTTCATTAACCTAAATATCCGAAGTTATTAGCGTTAAGTTGACCGAAGCCACCAACCCCGCCACAATTAGCAGCAGACAAACCAGCTTTAGTAAATGGAAATAATTGATTGTCAACGCCTTGGATGCTTGCGTTAGTTGATGCGCTTGAACCGTCTTGATATGTTTCAGAGTAAACACCATCAACATTAAAGCTTTTAAGTCTTTGACCGTCATCTATGTTATTAGTTGTTGCGCCTGAATTAATAGCGTCAGCAGCGTATAGTTGAGCCATTCTGACCTCTTGCGGGATAATATCACTAGGCAAGCCAAAGCAATTTTGCAATACGTTTTTACGTGGAAAAATACCCGTTTGCGCCTCATTAACTCTTGAGCCTTGTAAGTTTCTTTCCTCTGTCAATAAAAGCAGGTAGCCATTGCGTAACGTAATTTCTGCCTCAGTATCATCAATAGGCAAATTAAGCCCATAGTTAACCGCTAACAACCTAGCATCGACCAAACTTAAAAATGAATCCGCACTGGGAACAATAGTTCCATCTTCTACTATTAACGCCATGATAAAAACCTCTATAATTTTATTTAGTTTAACACATAGATTGGAGATTAAAAAGAAAGCAAAAAAAACCCTACATAAGAGTAGGGTTATGACTTAAACTTGTTTTTTCTCATGTCTGAAAAAGACAACCCAAGCCACCAAGGGAAAAGCAATACCAACCCAGCCAAAATAATAGAAGTTAAGAACAACGTATCAAGCAATCTTTTAAATTTTCTAATACATAGAGAAAGTGCTCCATTTCAAAGGTTGAGCTACTTTTATTTTGTATAAAATCTTGTATCAATTCATAATGAATTTCTGCCTCAGTCATGTGCGCGTCCATGCAGTAAATCCTCCCTTAATCTTTTGTACGTAAATTCAAGCCTAGGTTTGCATCATAAACGGTTATAGTAGCATATTTCTCACTAGCTACCCATACGCTAAGTTTATCGCCCGCAAGTAAGCCATTTAAAAACCCTACATAAGATTAGGGTCATGACTTTTATGCTAGTTAAACGTTTTCAACGTCACAACTTAGCTCTTGCATTAATAACTTAACATCTGACAAGTTACCGCCAACTGCCGTTACTGTGATTTCTTTTTGGCTGTCATCAAGTACAACACTTAGATTAACGTCAGTATAGTTATCAACTACGTGCCAAATCACCTTATCAAGGTCAATAGTAGTAGGTGTTGAAATAACCTTAGCAACACCGCCTACTAAATCAAATTGATAAATCTTCTGATTAGCTTTAATGTCTGCACCATTAACAGCTTCATTGTCAGCAGTAGAGTTAGGCACGATCACTTTACCGTCAAACTCCGATTTACCGTTAACAAATAAAG